ATGTCAGTAGATATTAAAGCTATCCGCTGGCTTTTAGACAACGCCACAGCCTATGCTATCAGCAAAAACTGTGGCGTATCTATTCAGGCAGTAGATAAGTATAAAAACGGTGTATCAGATATTATGAACATGCGTTTAAAACACGCTATCAGCATGACTTCTTACGCCCATACACTACAAGAAAAACAGTGAGTACCATCACTGTTTTTTTCTATTTTGAGCAAACAAAAAACCGCCAGCGAATGCCAGCGGTCAAGTGTAATTAAATTTTGAAAGCCTTTCTGTATTTTCTAGTTTTCTTTTGGTTTATCCACGATAGTGATAAGACCATCTGGTTCGGTTTTGAATGCTGGATCTGTGTGAAGTTCACCGTTCGCCTTCAAGTAATACCAGCCGTCACCTGATTTGACGAATTGTTTGGATAGCATGTAGCCGTCTTTTTCTTCCATGAAATACCATGTTTCACGATATTTAACCCAACCAGTGGCCATGCGACCGTCTGATTTGAAGAAGTACCAGCGATTGTTAAGGAACATCCAGCCTGTGACCATTGCGCCACGTTTGTCAAGATAGAACCAATCTTTGCCATCATTGAACCAACGATTGATTAAGCAATAGCCACGATCATCAAAGTAGAACCATTCATTGTTGATTTTCTTCCAGCGTTTGGTTGGATAAGAGCCGTCTGACTCCTCCCACCACCAGCCAGTTTCATTGCGTTTCCAGCCTGCTTCAGATAAGCCGCCTTCGATATCCTTTTTAAACTGTTCACGGCTAATGCCCCATTTAGCAAGATAAGGATACGGGTCAACATGGTCAGAATAATTTCGCGGCTGGTTATACGTACAGTGTTGGTGCGTCTTAATTCCAGCCAAACTATCAGAATCCAACGTTTTAGGAATTCCTGCTTCATCAGCTAGATTGCGCAGCAGTTCAACATAGAGCTTGTAATCGCGCATGAACTCTTCCTTAGTAGCATGGCTCTCAATCAATTCTACTTGTCCGTAGCCTTCAACGTTCCAGCCACCTCCCACATCATAGGCTCCCATGTCTGTGTACCAGGTTTGCATCACACGGCCGTTGCCGACAACGTGCGAGAAAAATCCTGAATCAACAGGACGACGCATATGGTAGTCTGCTTCATTTTGGGCAGTTGAATTTGGATTGCCCGTTGAATGTGCATGAATTTGTCTGTATGGTTGTTCTCCGACCTGGGGTAAATCAGTTCTTAGTCTACTTGTATCAATATCCATTATTGTTCTCCTTTCCACGCATCATTCATTTGTTTGACCGCTGATTCAACGAATGTATCAAGGTCACGATCAGTCATGTTAATGTTGTACTTATTTAACTCAGCACGAATTTTGATACGTGCCTGTTCCAATTTTTTCTCGCCTTTGTAGCCAGTCTCAGCTGATACCTGTTCAACTGCATTGACGGCATTCTTGGCCAAGATTTCGACAATCTTGACAGTCTGTTCACCGCCTTTTTTGATAAGGTATTCCTTGATTGATTTGACTGCGATTCCAGTCAAAATGACAAGAACGCTAATTGCTGCATTGATGATGATTTCATTGATTTGTTGCATCTGTGTTCTCCTCCAAAATTTCTAAATTTACATATTTATTAAATAAGGCATCGATGCGCCCATTACCACCGAGTTTCTTATAGCTAGAGTGCATCTTATGGATAATGTCAGACTCATGAACCGTGGTATACCCACGCTTCAGAGCGACCGTGATATCACGTTCTAACCTCAGATACATTGTGGCCAGATGAGCTTCGTCGTGGACCGCTAACTTGTTATTGATTTCAGTGATATTTTTCTTATTTTCCTCACCAATAGCATGAATTGTGTTCAGTTCACCTTTTAGCTCCTTGAACTGTTCCTTGTTGAGGTTCCCTGCTTTACTAGCTCTCATCCCAAACCAACCAGTAGCGACAACTCCGATTGTAGGCGCTAGTTGTGTGATAGCGTGTATTAATTTCTCAATTGCTTCTGACCATGACATAAGCTGCTCCTTAGATATGGTCTACGTTACTTTTTGGCGGAACCCATTTCCAAACTGCGACAATGCCATTACGTGACATTTCGCCTTCAAATTCCCTGAACGTTTGACCTGTGTATTCAAATTCACGGTTAACTTGAACGATTACGTGTTTACCCTCTCCGTTCTGCTCAACATGATCAGGGTTTTCTATCGTAACCAAGTCTTCCTCAAAATAGGTTTCTCCACGTTTGAGAGCTGGAAGCAAGCTAACTAAATCCTTGTAGATAGTACCATACATAATGTTCTCACTCATCACTGAATTTAGAACTATGACCTTAATCATGCGTTGAGTGAGGATGTTTGTTTCTTGTTGTTGTTTAACAATTTTAGACAATTCATCTTGTTTATTCTTAGCCATGACCAAGTCTTGTTGCGCCTTTACAATGGCGCTGCCTGGATCTAGCTCGGCTTTTAGGATGTCCAGCACCGCCTGAATCAAAACGTCGTCTGATTCGCTTGTACGGTCTCCTGCTAGCTCACGCATGTTCGTACTGTATCGAGTCCCATCCTCTAAACGGATTTCAACTACTGTTCGGATATTGTCTCCAAAACCTCGTGTATAAGGCTTGCTTGCTAGTTCATAATTGTTAATTGCCATTTGTCATTTTTCCTTTCACTTCTTCAAATTTCGCTTTAAGCTCTTCGTCAGACTCAATAATCTGCTTCATTTGCTCAAGCTCCATAGCGGTTACTGTGTAGAGAGCTTCAAGCGTAGCTGATTGAGTAGCCTCTTTGCTGAATTTGTCACCCAGCGATTTAATCGCTAGACTACTGATTTGTTCATTCATTTTCTAATTTCTCCAATCTGTGTTTTAATTTTTTGTTTTCAAGAGCAAGCTCCTGAATGGCTTTGAGAGCGATATTGGTCAATCTGAGATTATCCAGGTTCAGAGTATCTCCGTTTTTATAGACAAGCGTAGGATCCACCTCTTGAACTTCCTGCGCAATCAAACCAATCTTTGTATGTGCTTGTTGTGGTCTATCCTCTTGCTTCTTCCAGTCGTATTCCTTGAATTGGAATTGCTGGATATAGTCAAGAGCCTTGTGCTCGCAAATAACGATATTTTCTTTCAAACGTCTGTCTGAGAAGTGCTTATTGATAACTTCCCATAAACTGTATGCAGAACCGTTATACGTGTAGTAGATATCATTACCTGACCCACCAAAATCAAGAGAGATGTTTGAATTCCAATAACCGATTTTGGCAGTATCTTTACCACCAACATTCCCTTTGCTTGTTTTAAACCATCCAATACCTTTTGCCTTAATGTAACCTTCGACGGTCAATAAAAAATCATCACTATCGCTTGCAGTATTTCCGGTCGTAAAGTCCGAGTCTTTGTAGATAAATAAACCATAAGGAACGTCTTCACCACGGCCATAGGAACCGATAAATTGAACCCCTAATCCATCTTTTGAATCGACCGTTCGAGGTACATTAATTTGTAGACCGCCATTGACAGTATCAAACGAACCGTAAGAACCTAGTTGAATTTTGGTGTGACCTGTCAATGTTCCACCATAGATGCTGGCCCCTCTAATCGTTCCACCGTAAATCCTATCACCGCTTAAAATACCTGAGCGGACTTGACTTGCATCAATCGCTACACTCTGAACTCGGTTAATAAAGGCTTGTTTAGCAAAGAGCGAGTCTGCGAGTAAATTATTTGCTGTAAATTTATTCGCCATCGCCTGGTCAAATATGAGCTTATCAGCAGTAATTGAATTCGCTCGTATAACATCCGCATTCAGAGTCGCGAACGTACCTTCACCCACAAACAAGCGCTTGAAGTAACCTTGAATAGCCGTGAGTTCGTCCAGCAAGGTCTTACCCTTCAATCGAATCTTCTCTGCTTCAATCAAAATCTGATTGTTCGTAGCATTGATTTGAGAAACAATCGAACCAGCGCTTGTCAAATTCTGAACGGCCCATGAACCAGCTAGCTGATTCACTCGTGTTCTAGTCGCTTCTGCGATCTGTTGAGCCTGATTTACCTGTTCTGCCACCTGAACAGCTTTAGCTTGGGCATTCTCTGCCAATTGCTTAGCGTTCTCTGTAGCTTTGTAAGCATCGTCGAATTGGCTTGGTTTGTAAGAGCTCGATCTAGATCCTCTTACTAGAATAGGCTCTTTAATCTCCACATAGCCATTTTTGACGAGATAGAAATAAAGCGGATAATCCTTTCCTGATCCAAATTCAAAGTCTTCACTCATCGTGGATGTCGCTTGAAATTCAATCCAGTCCGAAGAAATTGGGTCGCTCGGATTTGCTACGACTTTCTGAAGAACTGCCTTGTTTTTAAAATGGTTTTTGATATTTACACGAAATTCATGGTCTAGTTTACGCTTGATTTTATATTTGAAACTAATCGTATATACTTCGCCTTTTAATATTTTCGGGACATAAATCGGTAACGTGAACCCGCTCCAATTGAAGCTAGTCAAACCTACTGCGTTGATAGCAAATATGCCGTTTTGAGGGCCTAATGAAACTCCTGAACGTTGACCTACAAGCGTGTATTTATCGAGAGTTTCAGAATTCACAATTAGATTGTTATCGCTAACGAAGAAATTTCCTACTTCTGTCTGAAAAATGCTACTAGACATAACCAACCTTGAAACCTTGTCTGGTAAGCCTTGCTCAGTCGTCCCTAAAATCCGCTCATAGAGCTGGCTTGTTTCTCTAACTCTTTGAAAATCTGTGATTTCAACCTTTTTGGCCAATTGATTTGAAAGGTTAGCAATCTGGTTGTCAGAACTAGCCTTGTTAGTCGTTACTTGATTAGTAAGGTTTGCGATCTTACCATCAGTTCCTTGCTTTTCGGTTGTGAGACGATTTGACAAATTAGCAATTTGGCCATCTGCAACCTGCTTATAAGTCGTGACTTGACTAGAAATATCTGTGAACTTGCCATCAACTGTCTGACGATAATTCGCAAGTCGTGTTGTAAGTTCATTACTTGCATTTTTCTTGGCTTCTTCGATTCGTTGGTTGATTCCGCGGACATCTTCCTGATAAGTTGCTTTACCTACATAATCCCTCGTGACTAGCTCACGGACTGACGTGGCTTGCTTAGCACTCTCCTCACGAGCATATCGCTGTAAGGCTTCTTGTCGCTGGCTATCTTGATTAACGTAACGCTCAACTGCCGTCATTTTAGTAGATAATCCATCAGCAGTTTTATTAAATTCGGTTTTAGCGGCAGTAATTTCACTTTTAGTTTCAGAAATTAAATTGTTTGTGTCAATTTTCAGTTTAGCGAATGTTTCTGTCAGACCAGTCACATCTTGTCTGACCTCTGATTTCGTCGCAAATCCATTCATCTGGCCAGTCATACGACTCAACATTTCGTCTGTTGTCCTACGATATTCAGAAGTCGTATTGATTTCTTTTTTTAAGTTTCTGTCGATTTCTCCTAAAATATTGTCAGTGATTTCACCTGCACTTTCAAAATCTCTTTTAAGTCTATCAAGCCTTATTCTGGTTTTTTTTCCAATCAAAAGAGCTTCATCAATAAGGGATGTGTTAGCACCAGATTTTTCCAAAGCTTCTTCAGCTTTGCGCTTGGCTTCTGCGATACTAGAAACATCAAAACTGTTAAATCTTTGGTCGATAGTATCAGAGAGTTGACGCTTGATTTCTTCAGCTCTGGCTTTGGCAGCATTTAGCCCATCAGTAAATTGGTTGACCAATTCCTCTTTTTTACGGTCAAAATCAAGATCCGCATTTTTGAGCTCACTTGCTAACTGTTGCTCGAAATTGCTTTGAAGTTGTTGAGCTTCACCTTTGACTACATCACTCACTGCATTACCAATTGCATTCGCAAGACCGGACTGGAATTGACCGAATCCGATAGATTTCAGTTTTTTGGCCATTGGTGAGTAGATGTATTTAGTAATCTTCTTGCGCACATCAAGATTGTAGTGCTCGTGGAAGATACTCACGACATCGAACATCTGAACAGGCACGTCACTCTGACCGACAACCTCAATCTCAAGGCTATCTTCGAGCATATCGCACAAGGTTGTTCTGAAATACTGCTTGCCATATTCTCTAAGGCTTGCTTCATCCTTCACATCCTGGTCGTTCACTTCTGCAACATCTTCATAAATCTGACTGTATTTGTTGATCAGTGGACTATCGATCGTAACTGTGAACGTACGATCAGGTGCCTTTTCTCCCTCTCCTTTGACAGTCGTAGTGAAAATAATTCTAGTCTTTAAAGACTTGGTAGAGGTCTTATGCTGATAGCTAGACAGGTTCTTTTTGTACATAAAAAGCGATTCATTTTCTGAACCGCCATTTTTCAATAATCGTACTTGGTAGCCATGTCTGACTAAATCACCACCCCACAAACCAACAATAGAGTGTTTATCCTTGGTCAAAGCTTCCATAGCAGTCTTGCTATCGATGTTGAAGGTGTGTCTATCGTCGATATCTGAAAAGAATGAGAATGGATTGCTACGGGTGATGCTCCCCGCGAATTGACTCAAAGCAGTTGAACCAGTAGCTCTATCCAAAGACATTGGATTGACAACGTAGTGATTTAACATTGTCATGACTTGATTAGCATAGACTTGAATATATCCATGCTTTTTCTCGACTTCAAAAATCACAAAGTCTTGCTCACCGTGTAGATCATCAGCGGTCAAGAATTTTTCTTCTCTCAGTCTTTGCCATAAGATATCATTTGTAGGGAATTTAAAAGTTAATTGGTAGATGCTATTCGCTTCCTGTACGATATCATCATCGTAGGCAGCGTTAAGAGGTATGTTTCCTTCGGTTAAATAAATCATACTTTATACCTCCAATTTGGTTTGATTGTCACCTTACGGATATTCCCTGTGAATGTAACACCACTTCGACCAACAGGGATTTCAAAGAACCCACCACGCTTTCTGAGAGTGTTTTGAACTGTTCCAGTAGCGTTGTAGATGTTCTGTTTACCATGCCTGCAATCGATTGTGGCTTTATTATTTACGGTTAAATGCATAGTCTTCTGCCCAATCGTAAGTGATACATCACCACTACCTTCAATATCAATGATTGGCTCTGAATAGACACTACCAAGATTTGTGATTGTTCCTGGACTGGTTAAGACCACTGGGGCGCTTGCTTTTTGATATCGGAACGGTTGCATCAACAACTTAACATCTAATGTGTAAGCGTGTGGTCCATTTCTATGGTAGCTTGCTGAAACATATTCAGCGTAAAGTAAAGAGTCTGGCTGATATCCAAACTCGATTTCATTCTTTCCATCGTGAAATTTTTCAATAATGGTTGAAACGTCAATAAGTTTTGGCAGATAGAAAGAAACCGTGCGTTCATAACTTTTATAAGAACCATCTAACACACGATAACTTCCATTCATTCCATAAATGTCTACAACTTCAGATGTTTTAGGTTCTGCACACTCACTTACCCCAAAATCAGTAACCACACTGTGAGGGATGGTAGATGTATTGAAACCATTGATTATAAGGTAAAACATTAAATTCCCTCCCTTGCATAAATTGATCCATGATTTTTATAAGTAGATAGCGAGATTTTATCACCATCTAAGTAAGTGTCTGAAGGTTTTTCAAGTATAGCAGTAAGGATTTTTTCTAAACTTGACCTTAGAATTGCTATCTCAGACACCACTTCTGCCATATCTTGACCATTGTTTGCGTTCTTATCACGTACTACGATATTTTGCTGTGCTTGTTCCATTTCTCGTAGGAATTTTGCATCACTTGGAATACCAATACCGTTTGCATACTTAGGAATTCCCATGCTACTCATTAAGCGTTTTGTCTTATCTGCTCGTAAGACTTTTGAACCTTTTGGAAGTGGTAGCAGTACATCTCGACCTTCTGGGATAAAGCTACGTCCGTCTGGTAGTGTAACCATTTCCTTGTAGGTGCTATTCCTTTGGTCATTGACCACTGCAAGTCCACCTTGGTGGTAATTCGTACCATGAGCGTGCTTACTTGCAAAAACGTTGGTGAAGAAATTACCCGTTACGCTGTCAATCCAGCTCTTGATTCCTGAAAGAGTTGGTGATGCATTATCTTGTGCGTTGATAGTAACCGTCTTGTCTTGAATACCATTTACACCGCTTTTGACCTCACTAACAGTACCATCGGTACCATTCTTAGCAAGAATATTCACTGGATCATACTGCTTGATAGCATTGATGGCACCGCTCGTCTCATTTCTCACACCTCCCGTTTGGTCAGTTGCGAACAAATCGATTGGAGTTTCTTGTTTAGGTGAGTTCACACTAACTTGCGCGCTTGAAACTGCTTCACTAGTATTGTCAGTAGCATTTAATAATTTAGTCTCTGGATTAGATAGATTCCAGGCCATGATTTTATCTATTGACAATTGCCCGTTGTTCAAAACATTCGTAGGATCTGCCTTCAAATCTTTTGTAAATGGAGTCGTAGCATTCCAGGTTGTCAGAGTATCCGTCGAGCGAGCTACTGCTTTTCGGACGCTTTCATCATTGGCCAGCAACTCCTTCTGTTTTGGTTTCAGAGCTTCATAATTAGACAGAGCCTTTGAGGCTTCCTCCGCCTTGTTCATGATGTCTGTATTCTTCATGAGAAGTTCTTTGACTTCCGCTGGCATACTGTTCCATATTTTAAGATGGGTTTCGCTATCAAAGATAGCTTGTAGACCAGTTTGATTCTTGACAATCACTTGTTTCTCTTCGAGAGTCATGTCTTTCCATTTGCCGGATTCGACAAGAGCCTCAGCAATAGTCACACGAGCATTTGAATTGATTTCCGCGGTTTTAGCGATAAACTGCAATTGTTCCCAACCTTCCGCAGACTTGGCTGCCTCTCCAATAACTTCCTTGACATTTGACTTGACTTGGAAATTACCATTCTTATCAATATTTCCGACTAACAACGACCAAGCATCATTAGCTTCTTTTACTTCCTTGCTCATTTCACTAGTATAGTTTGCAAGGATACTGTGTGAATCGCCAATCTTTTGAGATGCTTCTGATGCCTTACGTCCGATTTCTTCATAAGACAAACCGTATTCTTCTAAGGCTTTTTTAGCTTCTTCCCAATAGTTCCAGCTTTGACCAGTCCGAGCTTTTACCTTAGCATCAAGTTCTTGCATAACCTGATAATACTTACTTCCCAGAGCTTCCATTGTCTGGTTGTGTTTCGATTCAAGTTCTTGAATTCTCTTATTATAAGTCTCTTGGTCAATTGCCTTCCCATTTAATAACTCTTTTAATTCACTTCTAGAAGTTTCATAGAGTTGCTTTTCTTCATCTAAAGCTTGTTTTAAAACATCTTTAGTATGTTTTAATTGAGTTTCATTAAGAGCACTGATTTTCCCATTTAAAGCCTGTAGCGCTGCTGTTTGTTGTTCTTCAGACAAACTCATCAACTTTAATTTAGCTTTAATCATTTCATTTTGGTTATTTAAAATGATTTCTTTCTCTTCTTGTGAGAATTTGTTTGCGTCACCATTATGTCGTTGGTAAATCTCGTTGATCTGGTTCATCATAGCTTCAGCGTTTGATACTATTTGACCATTTTTTTCTTTTGCTCTAGCAATATCTTCATCACTCAAACCCCATTTAGCGCCCAATTCTTCCATTCTATGGTTGCTTTGGTCTGCTGCTGCTTGAATATCTTCATAAAGCTTTTTAAAAGCTCCTGAGACTTTCTCAACGCTTCCTGCTGTACTTCCGAAGTTTGCGACGGCTGTACTGGTTTCGTCAACTGTCTTTTGAAAACTTCTCAATTCTCCACGCTGAACATCATCTAAGGTAGAGCCAAATTCCTCCGCTTTGATACGAGCCTTGTCTTTCTCGTTCGCTAAATAGGCTAGACCACCAGCCAGCAGAACCGTACCTCCGACTAAAAGCCCAATAGGACTCGTTAATCCAGCCAAAGCTATCTTAAGTAGTCCAGTTTTTCCAGCAGTCTCAGCTACCTGAGTTCCCAGCTCAGCTGCTTCCGTGCCCGCTTTTCCAAGACTTAACCCTTTAGAAAACAGAGCCGCAACCTTACTACCGCCTTTAAAGAGATATCCTAATCCTGTTGATGCATTCCCCATCATGTTCAGCAATGGATACCCCAAAGCTAAGAAACCACCAATCCCAAGTACTAACTTCTGTGTACTTTCGGGTGCCTTATCTAACCATTCAATAAACTCATTTGCCTTTTCAAGGAGGGGGGTGAGTAAAGGTAAGAGTTTCTGACCGATATTGATTTGAAGTACTTCCAAGCTTGACTTGAATCGCTCTACTCCATTTTTAGATGATTTAGACAGCTCATCCGCTAATTTCTTAGTATACCCACGAGCGTTTTCGGTTTCTTTAGTAAGATTACGTAACGCATCTCCTCCTTGGTTGATAAGGGCATTCATCCCAGTTTGAGCTTCAACACCAAAGGCACGAGCAATAGCAGATGATTTCTCCGCATCTGTCCACCCTTTTGTTGATTCCTTGATGCGATCAATGATATCAGGTAGTTTTAAAGCGCCAGATTGGAATTCTTCAACACTAAAACCAAGCTCTTTCATTGCTGCAGCATTGGAATTAGAAGGCTTGAGCAATTTAGAAAGCGCACCACGTAAAGCTGTACCAGCTTTTTCTCCAGCGATACCATTATCAGAAAGAAGACCGATAGCTGCAGACGTTTCTTCGATAGACATCCCCAAAGAGTGAGCCACAGGACCTATATACTCCATAGCTAGCCCCATATCTGAAAAGCCAGCCGATGTCTTATTGGCCACATAAGTCAAACTATCTGTAACACGGTTCGTATCCTTAGCCTCTAGCCCAAACTGACGCAAGATGTTAGTCGAAGCATTCATTACCACGTTAAAATCATCCCCCGATGCCTTTGCTGCATCTAAGATAGCAGGCATAGCAGCAATAGTCTGATTAGCATCAAACCCTTTTTTGATAATTTCCTGCATCCCCTCATTGATTGAGGATGTTGAAATACCATACTGCTTCGCCCAACCTTTCGAACTCTCACCCAATTTTTGTGTAGTGCTATTCAGTTCATCCGCGGTTGGGATAGTATCTGCTAGGAGCGACTTGGTCGTATTCATTTGACTTTCAAAGTCTATAGCTTTCTTAGTTGACAAAGCAAAGCCAGCAGTAAGAACTGTAGACACAGGCTTCATAGCATCACCCATTGCACGGAGTTTTTCGCCGCCACGTTTAAAGGTGTCTCCTAGCTTGTCCATCTTCCCAGCCCAGCTATTTTCGCGACCAACATCTTTCAAAGCTTTTTCAACTCCACGTAGCTGGTTTTCCATTGCTGCTAACTTAGCATTTTCACGCTCAATATCTGCAGCTGCTTTATCGAACTTAGCAGTGCCTGGTTCGAGTTTATCAAAACTTTTCTTCATCTCATCCAAAACTTTACGTTGCGAATCAATGGCTTGTCCTAAAGTCTTGTATTTAGCTTGAAGTAAGCTAGTATTTTTTTCATTCCCTTTCAAAGTACTATCCAAAGAACGGACATTGTTTTGAAAGTACTTTACAGCGTTTTTTGCACCGTTCAGAGTAGGGTTGAACTTTGACACGTCCAGCCCTAGCTCGATATACATCTGACCTAACGGCGTACCGCTTGCCATATTGTTCCTCCTTTTATCTCAAAGATACATTCAAAGTAAATAAAAAAGCCCTTGCGGACTTTTCTTATTTTTATTTCTTATAATCATTAAAAGCCATAGACATCATTGCCCATATAAAAACACCTAGGAGGCCATATCCATATAAAGGCAAAGAAGCGATGATGAATGGCGACAATAATACCTGCCCAATCGTATTCCCAAAGTTCGTACAAACACAGTAAATACCAAAACAGATATATATTACAAAAGTCAATGTCCAAAATAGACACCGCCTGCGATTTTGTTCTACCATCTTCATTCTACTCACCTCCTTACCCATATTATATGCCTATTGAAGTGTTTTGTAAAGCCTTTACATCAGATAAGCTGGAGAAAGTCAGCAAGATCCATGACTTCCTCAGTTTTATCAGATTCGGTTTGACCAAGAACACCCATTAGGTCCTCCCAGCTCGTATCCATCACATCACGGATACTCATACCGTATGGACCTTCAGTAGCTTGCTTGACAAAACCATAAAACCTTTTCAGCGCTTCACTTGGCTTTATTTTTTCTCCTTTGGGTCAACATCACCAACCAGATGAGAGTAGATGTCTGCAAATACCGCAAAAATATCTGCCATGTCCGTGAATTTCAAAAGCTCTTCCACTTCCAAATCTTCAAACAGTGAGGCGATGAATTCTAATTGTTTGTCTAATTTCTCTACCTCTGACACATCAGATGATAGTGCTTCATTGAGAATCAAGTAGTCACGATAGTCCTTAGTAGTAATTTCTTTACTAGTCTTTTGAACGTCTTGACCCTTTTTGTTTTTAATTAAAAATTTAACCTTAGCCATATTCTTTCCTTTCTAGAAATAAGATAAAAAGAGAGCTTGCGCTCTCTTTCTACCCTGCAGCAACCATTTTAAGTTGTCCTTTGAATTTTTTGAGCTTGGTTTCGTCCTTACCGATATACTTGATATAGTAAAGACCAGAAGTGTCTGCATCGTCACTTGCGATAGCTGAGAAGCTCAAGCTATCATCTGGAAGTTCTTCTTGTTTGTCTTTGATGGTTTCAAATTCCTCAGCATCCATTGAGAATTGTCCTTTGAAGAAACCGACTTGTGCTTGTGTACCATCTGCTGCTTTAGATTCAAGCATAACTGAGCAGTATGGAGCTACTGTGTCAGCACCAATACCAATGATGTCATCCTTGATTACGTGGCCAAGGATTTTAGCAAGTACAGTTGCAGGGATATCAACTGCAGTCATTTCCATCTTAACGTCACCAACACCACGGTTTGATACGTGGTAAGCAACGTCACTACCATAGGTTTTTACTGGATCACTTGCAAGACCTGAAATCTTAGCAGTACGAGTCGCACCTTTACCAGTTTGACCTTCGATTACAAAAAGGTTTTGTCCTAATGTTGGAGTAGCATTTCCATCCAACACACGAACTGTCATACGTTTAAAACCAACTAATGCCATTTATAGCACCTCTTTCTTAATTTTTAATATTCTTCATATAGAGCACTCCGACCCTTGTAAGTCCGAGCGTCTACGTAGCGTTTTATTTCTGGAATCCATTCATCTAAACCACCTGTGGTTTGATAAAATCCTTGTTCTTCCATAATCTTTTCGATTTTTATTTGGAGTTCTTTACACTCAACACGGTTCTTTGACTCTACATTGATTTGATAGAGAAAAACCTTTGCTAAACTTGTATCACTGCCCCTTACCGCCTGCATTGGTGAACCAACAGGTTTAATGACAATACTAGTCTTGTCACTTGATAAAGTTTCAGGACGTTCGAATGACTTGATACTAATACTAGCTAAAGTCTTATCTTCTTGCAAAGCGTTGTAGAGTTCAGTTAGTTTGTCTTTAATCATCTAAATCCCTCAATCTTTAAGTGGCTAGCAATACGATATTTATATTTCTGAGCATTTTCTTCTGAAAATCGTCTGATAACACCAAAACCTCTTGGATGTGCATTTTTAGCATACCCAAACTCATTCAAGTGAACCAAGCGCCAACGTGAACCAGCACCAAAACCAATCTTAATGACTGGAACACCGACAGGAAGCCCAGTCACACGACCAGCAGTCGCACTTTCAATGGTTTCTCCTGTATCTTTAAAGACTTCTAAAGCACCTTTAAATTCTTCCAGTGTCTCATTTGCAGTTGCCTTTAATGCTCGACTAGTTGCACGCTTAACCTTTGCATCTCCAAGGCGCATTTCAAGGTTTCTCAGAACATCATCAAAGCCTTTTAATTCTGCACCACTAGACATCTTGACCACCACCAATTACGACTATCAAAAAATCCCGATTGTCATAATCAGGACGTATATCGATTATTTGCCATTTCTTGTTAGCCAAGCGAATGTCTCCAACTTCAACAAAGTGTTGATTTTCTGGTTGATAATCTTCTAAAGGATCACGAATTTTCAGAGTCATTTTTGCTCTCATTGACTTACCACTAGCAATCTCAATATCTTTCATGCTAGGCGAGTAAACCTGCCCCATTGTATAAAAAGCTTTTTTAAAACTCACATCTCGACCATCTACTCCATCCTCAACTTTAGAAGTATAGAAAGTTAAGGGGGTTCTTAAGTCTCCATTTTGAGCTTCTGGCTTTTTATAACGGTACTGAGGTTTATTCTTCTGGTAGCTCAATATTTGTAACTACTTCTGTTTTTTCTTTGCCCCATTCAACAAATCCAGGCAAGATAGAATTGATTTCATCGAAACGCTCTTTTGTCTCTTCAAATTCTTGACCAACAGAACGAAATACCCCTTCTTTGAGGTCGTAAAAACCTTTTAAAACCTTAATCATGTTTTTCCTCCAGTTTGTAATTTTCTAGTGATACTGCCATCAGATCCCCTTGAAAGTTCCCATAAAAGAACTCAACTTGGTCATTATAGGCATATCGAGCACGTTCTAAGATGAGCTCTCTCACTCGTGGGTCAGCAGTGCCCTTACTACCGACCAGACTGAGGATGGCTGACTCAGAACTTTCCAACATTTTTGAGAGGTTTGCATCCTCCCCATTATGAAAAATCCTCATCCGCTCCTTGAAGGATTTAAGGAGTGGATGAAGTTGTTCTTCCTTAGCCATGGTTTAGTACCTAGACTATGCTTGAGGGAGTTTCAATTCCCAAACTGCAGCAGTCTTTTCATCGTGAGCCTTACCGTAAGCAAATTGCTTAGCAGTGTAAAGGTTCAAATCTTCCAAGGCGTAGGTTTCTGTGTAACGGCCAAGTGAAATGCCACCGCCGACAAAGGCATCGTAGCGACCTTTGACAAATGTAGTTACTTTACCAGCCGTCTGCGCCACAGATTCTACCAAGATAATGTTGAATGGCATTGCAGTGATGTAGGTTCCTTGAGCGTTCAATGAAGTGTATTGTTTCTTCACATCCCAAGCATCGGCTGTATTAACAACCATTACAAGATTGCCTTCGACTGCAACTGGAGTAGTGCCATCAGCTTTAGTTGAGTGGTATTTACATACTTTTGTCAATTCTTTGACTACGGTTGCTGAGTCAGCAAAAGTCAGCTTAGTAGTTTGAGCTGTTTTTTCATCATGAGTTGTATGATCACCTGAAACAGTTCCTGTAAGGGTACGAGAAAGACCGATAGGTTTGTTGTCTCCATCACCGTTCAAGTAACCAGCTTCAAGTGCGACTGCATAGGCTTCTGTGATTTGAACAGAGATGAATTTCGCCAACCAAGCTGGCCCAAATTTTTCAGCATCTTTTGGAATTACAACAAAAGCAGTCAATTTATGTTGGATTGCTTCTTCTTCGTTGAATTTTTGTTTGAGTTGCCCTTGGATTTCTCCATTGATTTTCCCCCAAACAGCTTGACCTGTTTGCTCTGATTTGAGGAATTTCAAGCGGATACCAGCATTTTTAAGGCCAATGTGTTGAAGAAGTGGGCGAGATTGTACCAGATCTTCAAAGATATGGTCAATAATTTCTTGTGGGATGAACTTCTCAATCCCTTGAGGTGCTGCCTTTTCAATATTGTTGAAGAACTCACGAGCTTCAGCGGTCAGCTTAGCATCATATGGATTCAAGGCCGAAACCTCTTCACGGGCAGCATCACGGGCTTGAGCCATCATTTCATTGGTCATGGACTCGATCATGTCATTGTATAGCTTCGCTTGTTCTTCTTGAGGAGCGCCATTTGTAACGGCATCCAAAAATGCCTGACGTTGTTTTTCAAATTGATTAGATAATTTCATTGTCATTCTGTTTTTTCCTTTCTTAAAACATAAAAAGACCGAACCCTTTAGGTACAGCCTTGTTTGTGCTATTTTCTGGACTTTCTGGAAGATTGAATTTCTTCTGTACAAATTCGCTATTTTCGAAAGCCTCTTTTTTAATTTGTATATCTGGTAGTTTAGCTTCTAGCTTTTCAGCTACCAGTTCTGCGAGTTTATCAATGTCTAGAGTCATTGCTGACCTCATTTTCTCAATAAAATCACTTGGGATCATAGGAGTTTCACTCGCTACCAGAGTCGGAGCAACTTCATTTGTAAACATAATCTTGTCTACAAATCCATGATTCAAAGCTGATTCAGCATCAAACCAAGTAGTCTTGTTCATCAATCCAAGCAAGTCATCAAGAGCCTTACCAGTCTTATGAACATAGGCACTAGCAATCGATTTGTTAAACCCTTCTAGTACCCCAGCTTCATGAAGCAGAGTGTTATGGTCTCCATTTACTTGAGTTGAGACATTGTGGATCATGATTTGGGCAGTCGGACTGATTTCAACCGTATCTCCTGCCATTGCAATCACGCTTGCTGCGCTTGCTGCAATGCCGACAATCTTCACGGTCACGTCGCCAGGATACGAGCGTAGAGCAGTATAGATTTCACTACCAGCATAGACATCTCCTCCGCCTGAATTGATATGAACCTCAATCGGTTCGCCACTTTCAGGAAGTACGACATCTTTCGGAGCTGTTGCATCCCACTCAAGCCAATCGTAAAGCCATCTGTCATTGTTTGATACAATCGTACCCTTAATCGGAATTACCTTCATCTTTTTTCTCACCTCCTTTCTCTAATTGTTCACCAAGTTGATAGTTTTTGGTGATGAGGAATTTATCGCCACCAGGGACAGATTCTAAGCCGAGTTCAGAGCGCACCTCGTTTCGAGTCATCGCTCCAGAAGAAATAAGCTTATCAATGTTTTCAGCAAGTGCAAACTTATCTTTCTGACCTTCGCCGATGATTACAAATAGATTATTGCGCTCATATTGCCGTCTTGACACTAAAGCGAAATTAAGCCCATCACTCATTTTCTTAACGAGTGATTGGTAACAATAACTATTGAACATCTTTTGGCTATTTTCCAGATTGGCCATATCGCCATGACTTAAAGCTGTTGGAATCCCTAAGACGTCAGCGACCTCATCATCAAATTGCCGACGAAGTTTCTTCAACTCATCAACAGAAATATTTGAAGTTCCTGTTGTGTTCGTATGCTCGGAATATTCCATTCCGTCCTGAGCTGGAACAATGGCAATCGTTTTAGTGCTAAATGATTTAAAGAGTCCATCAGCATATGATTGGAGTTTATCACGCATCTGCTTATCAAAACTCCCATTGTTTTTGGTTTTCAGAGTTCCTCTGATTTGATTATTCCTAGCCAAGGCCTCGACCAAACGAGTGTGCAACTTCTCGTAATCAGCAAATAAGTCAGAAATGTAATCTTGCAGTCGGTTATTGTTGTACTGTAAGAAAATGACTTCACTCATCCGAAAACGCTTCTCAAAGGTATATCCTCTACAAGTTACAAACTCAAACACATCATCATAAACAGCATATTTAGTCCGTGTGTAAGAGTCAGCAACAAGCAACTGGTCATCAGTTGTAAGAAAGATTAGGACCTCATTCTTAGTGATCAACCGATAGACGACCTTTTGCCAAAAATCTGACGCTGATTCGTTCTTGTTAGGCCTTACATTCAGCAAGTAGTCCCAATCAGAAGACTTAGCTTTGCCGTTTTCTTGATACTTAAATGCTGACTTAGCAAAAATCCGAGCGATGAACTCGGCTGACTTATCAATTGCTAAGCTTTTGAGTTGCAGATTTCCAAACATCCGCTCAAGATCCTCGAACTCAAACCCAACCTCTGGCACTTCACGCTTAAATAAATTCAGTAACCCCAATGCACTTCCTCCTTTCTTTTAATTTCTGCCGACCACCCACCCAAAATTTATACTTAGATTAAAATTCCCAACTATCAATCATATCTAGGAATTCCCCAACATTTGACTCTTGCACTAGTTCCCTCTTGTAAAGAGCAGCTATCAAAGCATGGAAACCATCCGTCTTTCTTCTGACAGGTTCTTTCTTCAAGAAACGCTTATTGCCATCCTTATCCTCTTTGACGTAGGTATTATCTGTATACCAAATCATAGAGTTATCACCCTCAAAGATAAAACGCTCATTTGCAAATCCATCTTCAATAATTGGCGCAACCTTGGATTGGATAGCACCTGGATTTCTCAAGAACTCATATTCAAACCCAGTCTCTTCCAAAAGCGGTTTTAACAAATCCATTCTAAAACCATCGGCACATACAAGCTCAATCTGATAAAGATTTCTCCATTCTTCCAGCTTGGCTATCAAAAGTCTAGGATCAATACTCGGACCATCAACGATTGTAAAAAGACCTTTTTCAGCCCATTCTTCAATAGGCGCTTTTAGCTTGAAAACTTTCAAAAATGATTTTCGCGCAAATGAATGTTGCTTCCAGATGAACTCATCACCATTTTTAAATAGCAAACCAACGCTTGCAAAGTCTCGGATACTCGCATAGTCAAACCCAGCCACACATGACCGACCTTTCAAGTCGATACCAGGAGACCGTAAACAAGCAACTAACTTTTCTCGAGAAGTAACATCTTTCTCAAGGTCCGCTTCTGGAAGATTCATCCGTTTTGTCATGAACTCCTGACGGCCAGACGGTTCCAACTCAAGGTCATCATAGTCAGCCTTAGTTCTTGCAAGTAGCCTCTTAGCGTAAGGAGTGCTTTCATCCAACATCGGATTTGCTTTCGACCAGTTTTTCATGTCGTCCACTTCATCCGCATTGTCAAGCTTGCAGATGAAAGGGAAAAGCCTGAAATCGTCAACCTCTCCATTCAAGATTTGCATAGACTTCTCTATTAGCTTGTCATAGAACCCCTCACGCACATATCCATTCGTCCCGTTGTAGAAAGTTCGAGCATGAGCAATCTTACCAAGACCGGACCTTTGAACCTTCACAGCTTTATCATCTTCAAACTGGTGGATCTCGTCAAACTCAAGACAGCCATCACGAGCAGAGTCCATAGTCTTCGGATTGTTCGTCCGAAAAGAAAAGACCGAGTTATTCGCTCGACCTGTGATAGACATTTTAGTTAGATAGAAATGGTCCTCAAGACCACGCCTTTGGATAGTCTCATAAACCTCCTCAAAGGAAACCTTACCCTGTTTCTCAGAGTTTGCAGTGATAGTCACATCATAATCTCTGATAGGGTAGATAGGACTAATAAAGAACGAGGACCTGGCAGACATAAAACCATTCTTACCACCCCCACGAGCCAAAGTATATAGATGCTCGTCAAAGTGTGGCTCCCCGTCCTCTTTCCTAAAAAGAAAAATGAACGGGGTCAAGAAAAGCTGGTATTTCGCTAGAGGAAAAAAGTTCTTTTCCGTAAACCGAATGAATTTCTCAATCAGATCATTATCAAAATATAAATCATCGCGAGGATAGATTTTCTCTTTGATGATTTTAAACAGCAACTTTCTTTCTTCGTTGACGACGATTTCTCCACTCTCTGCCATTTTGATGTAGTCATCAATCAACGGATGAGAAATCATAACAGATCACTTCCAGACGTCGGTTTCTCAACAGGAGAATTTTCAACCTCGAAATCAAACGAGCGCTCAATCGCCAAAAGCTGATTGCTGGTTGTGTTAATTTCCTTGATGAGAGAATTCGCTTTTTGGAATCTCTGTTGCCCATTGTGAACAGTGATGACCAATCCGTCTTCATGAAGTTTGGCTTTCAGCTCATAGAGTAGCCTGACGAGATAAAGATAACGATTCACTTTTTCGTACTGGATCGCATCCTTTTTTCTAGGACTAAAATAGCCGATTTTAGAAAGTAGCTGATTTTCTAATTCTTTTATATTTTTTTCTGAGTATTCTTCCATTACCCCCCACCCCTTTTAATTTTTCGTTAAAAATTTGGACAGTTGACCCCTCCCACCGGTTCCCAAAACCTTAAAAAGACTCGATTTTTTTGACCGGGGGGTGTTATTCTCCCCAAAATTCATCAGTCCTGAAATTCTTTTCTTGCATTTTTTTTGATTTTCGGAACTGAAAGCGATTGTGTCTTTTATTGTGACACTCCTTGCATAATGTTCTAAGATTGTCTAAGTCAAGAGCGAACTCTGGATAGAACTCTAGCTCCTTGATATGGTCAACCTCAAGGTTCTCTGTTGTAACTTTGCCTTCTTCTCTGCACCAAACACATTCGTAGTGATCACGTTCAAGTGCAAACTTACGAAGCTCTCTCCATTCGCTGGAATTATAAAACTCTGTTCGGTCTGCTCTAGTTCCTACTTCTATTTTCAAAAGATTATCCTCTTGATTTCCAAAAGTGATTCAGCAAAATTGTCAGTGCTAATTAAAGTTTGGTTTGCTAGTTTTTGAAATCGAATAATAGATTCTTCAATTTGAGAATTAAAAAAGTATTCTCTGTTATCTTTATCTTTTATCTTGAGAATCAATCCTCGTATTAGACCTAACATACTTTTGTAAACCTCGCTGTTTTTACTCTCTCAATTCCTTGTTTTACATATTCTAGTGAATTCGCTACATGAGTTTTAATTCAGATTTATCAAGCGTTTATCTTGCAAGTGCGAAATGAAATCATCATAACCCCAAAACAATGAATTGATAGTAAAATAAAAAAATTAAAAGCCCTGAAACTTCGTCATGGCTCGGTCTTGTGAATCTTGGTTTTTGCCTATGTATCTCAGTGAAATACTCTGGCTTGAGTGGTTCAGTAGGTCCATTATCAGAGCGACATCCTTGGTTTGTTCGTACATGAATAAGCCAAAGGTCTTCCTCATCGAGTGAGTAGCTATGTTTTCTAGACCGACTTCTTCAGCAGCTTTCTTTATGATCTTGTAAGCTGTGTTAGGTTTTATATGCTGATGCTTTCCGTTTCGGCTTGGAAAGAGGAAGTCTTCATCTTTCTTATCTTTGATGTACTGTCTCATAGCATTCTTGAATTTCTTTGGCATCTTTCGTTTGGTTGGCTTGTCTGTCTTTTCATCGACGATCTGGACATGCCAACCTTTAACGTGTTTTACCTTCAGTTTAACTATATCACCAATACGAAATCCCAAATTAACACCAGAAAGGAAGAGCATGAGGTTGCGTTGTCTATCTGACTCTTTGACTGCGCTATGTAACGTCAGCCATTCAATCATAAGCTGAACATCATCTCTATTTCTGATTGGTTCAACAACTACCACATATCCTCACCTCCTTTTTATTGCACAAAAAAAGCAGAGGTTTTCTCTCTGCTATTCTTCATGATACTAATTTACCACATTAAAATTATCATTTGCTATCATTCTTATCATACATTTTAGATAATTTTAGTAACGCTTTATGTTTTGCTCGCTGGATGGTTGCAGGACTACAATTTAGTTTGATTTGAACCTCTTTCCAGGAGAGGCCATCAATATACAGTAATCGCATCACGATGTTTTCCACTGGATCATCGAGTGACTCAATCGCTTGAACGAGTTCGTCACGTTCGTGGTACATTTGTTTGATTTCTTTATATAGCTGTTCTGATTTGTCAATGATCAACACATTCAATTCTTCAGTTTGATTCTTGTTACTTTTTGATTTTGGCATGCTGTCGAACTGCTGCCCTCGTAAAATACCTGACTTCAAACTGATGATTTCTTGGTGCTTTGACTTCGCTTTGATATCGATATAAGGCAGAGCCTTCAGTCTTTTTTTAATATCTATCGCCAAACCTTACCTCCTATGTATCTTTTGGTTTTAACCCACTTGATAATCTTACCTTCGTTATTGTTACAGAGAGACATAGGTCCTCTCTAAGTTCTTTCAATCTTAGCTGCATCTTTCAAATCTCCTTGCGTATTTCAAATAATCTTTCCATCAAAGACTAAAGTGATCGTACCTGTTCCATCTTGATGCTTAGATACTAGAGCTTGACAATCTGAGCCGAGCTCGATTCCTTCAATCGTGATGCTTCGTTTCATGTTGTTGACGTTGATGATTGCTCCGTTTGATGTTTTAATCCTCATTCTCAACCTCCAACAAATTTTTATTTTCGTAGATGTTCCCAATTACTTTGTAATAATACGGTAGGAATCTCTTTGCGATGTCAATCCGATAGGTACGACTTAGACCGTCACCATACCAGCGACCTTTGTCTTTATCATACTTGACAATAAAGGTATATTCTGTCTGTATCTGATGATGTAAGATATCACCTTCAAAAACTTCTGTACCTTCCTTGTCACAAAGGCCTGTTGATTGCATTAGGTATTCATCATCAATCGACCATCCTTTTAAATTGTTACAGGTAAGCTTTTTGCTATCATTCGCATAGACATTGCCATTCCAGATAATCAATTCATCATTAGTAAACATCTTTTGTCCGTGCTTGTCCCACGCTCTAAATCTTGGAATCATCTGGCAAATCCTCCTCTTTCACAAATGAACCATCAATCCAGCGACCTTTACGGTCTTTGATTTCCTGGTATGCTAGTTCAAAGCATTCATCGAAATCATATCCAAGATTCTTCAGATAACCAATGCAGCGTACTAGATTGTGTCGACATAATTCCTTGCTAGCAAATCCTTGCGAGAGTTGAAACTCACTGATATTGGCATTGAGTGAGATAAAGCTTTCCATCACATCTTTTTTCTTGATGTTATCAGAATCTTTAAAAATCTGATTCACATCTTCTTTAATGAGTAATGCCAATCCTACAATCACGACTGCACAATCTCCGATACTATCCTTGGTCACTTTCTCATTTTTCTTGAGGTAACCAGCACATAGCTCACCAAATTCTTCACTGAGTTTCAAAGACTGCTTATCTAATCGTCCACCGTTTTCCAGGTCGCGATCAATAAACCATTGTTTAACATTTTCTAGTGTGTTCATCTGTTTTGGTCCTCCTTCTCCTGTTCATCAGATACCTCTGATATCTTTATCTCAAACTTGTGCCCGTCAATAGCGAACGTCCCGTTACTTCCTAACAAATTCTCATCTTTAATAATTGACTTTGCTGTATTCAAAATGAGCTGCCCCACTTGAAAAACAAAAGCAAGTTCTTCTAACTCTTTTTCTTCCATCTAAATTTCTACCTCTTCCCCTACTTCAATATTTTTATATCGTTCTTCACTAACCACGAAAACATTCCCGTCAACCGTGATAGTGAATAGATTTCCGATTTTTCGATTTTCCGTAACCTTGCCAGTGATAGCGTATTTACTATCAGCGTGATAGACTAGCAAGGGTTTTTGTGCTTCATGTTGCATGAATAGCAAGCAAGTAGCGATAAGCGACCATGCAAGCAAGAAGCGAATTAGTGTGTCTTTCATTGTTTGGTTTCCCCCGTCACTTGATTCCGCTCAACTCTTAACTTAAAACTCCTGTTATCGCTCATATGAGCTATTGTGATTTCTTCGCCCCACTGACTTCGTGTGTACGGGTATCTGTTTGGTCGTGTCATTTTGTTGCTCCTTTATTTTTCTAACGTTTTGATTACATTTTCAATATGTTCTTTCTTCTTATGCAACTCTTCCAAACTTTTGACTTCTAATGCTTTTTTAATAATTTCAAGTTGTTCAATTTCTTTTTTAAACTTTATAAGTTCTTCAACTTCTCGTGCATAATCCCTAAAATTTTTTGCCCAGTCATATTCATCTCAACCAAAAACTCTTAAAAGTTCTTGTTTTAAGTCATAGTGTTTTCTTTCCAAATCTCTATTGACCATCGCTTGAGAATACATAATGTAGAATGTCATGGCTGAAATCAGCAAACAAGCAAAGAACATCCCCCAAAACATCAAATCTTTCATTCTTCCACCTCCAAAAGTTCAGAGTTTTCATAGCTTACATCTAGAAATTTACTTAACCAGCTGATCACTACAACGCTAGGTAACTCATTTCTTTTTCTATTTGTGCAATAATTAGCTACAACTAAGTCTAAGAAACTTCTGCTGCTGTTAAAATTTGGATGTGCTAAAATATGTTTTTTTAATCTTTCGGCAATTGATGTGTTCGGAACATAGACCAATTGTTTTCTTATGTGATTATAAAATCTTTTCGCATCGCTCATTTTATCAAACCTTTCAACTGTTTTCTGATAAGACCAACTTTCGGGAAATCTGCTATCGATTTATTCCCATTTATGACAATAAATTTCCTTAACATTTTAGGATTTTGATGTATCATCTCTAATGCTTGTTCAAAATTCAATTTTCTAATTTGGCTCATATAATGTCCTGAACAAAATTCAAAATTATTAATAAAACATTGTTTGATGAGTTCATCCGTCCATGATTTTTTCACTTCATAATTTGTTCTTAAAAAATCAAGCTCTTCTTCCACTTTCTGCAAAAGTTGATTTTTAGGATTCGTGCTTATAATTATCATAATTGCTCCTTGTTTTCGTAAATATTTCCGACAACTTCAAAATTTCCGCTATGCGCAAAATTAGACATATAATCAACATTCCAGCGATCATCATGTGGTTTCAAGCGATAACTTCCTTTTTCGTTATCGTAAAAAACAGTATAAGGACTATCAAGAACCAGAACTATATCCCCCTCAAAGATCTCCTTTCCGTTTTTATCAAAGAGACAAGTTGACTGCATAATTGAATAAAAACCATCATCTGCACTTAAAGCTAAAAATAATTCACTAATTTCTTCGTAAGTTTGAAATACTTCAATTTCTTTTGTTTCTGAATTCCATGTTCTAAATTTTGGTATCATTCTTTGACTTCCTCATCTTTATAAAATTCAATCTTTGCAAAGTTCTTTGGACTGATAGTGATAACTCTTTCTTCTGGTTCAATTTGATGTAGTTGTATATAACCTATATTTCCATAATTTAAATCTTTTAATTTATAACATATATACTCACAACTCTCTTTTACCGTAATTATTTCATCTATGTACGGATTTTGTAATCTGATTTTTGCCATTCACTCCACCTCCTCAACTTCCACACCTGGACAATCAAACACCCAGCCAAAGCCGGCTTCTTCTAATTGTTTGCGGGTGAATTTTGTTTTGTAAACACGGTTTTCTTCTGAACTTGAAAAAAGCCATTCATTTGAATGTTTTTCGCAGTTCAAAGTTTCGTGATTTCCACAAACACCTTTCATCTTCACAAAATACCGCTTCTCTTTCTCGATCTCGTAGCCGTCAAGCCATGCACGAGCGAAGAGTTCGAAGTTGCCCCAATACCATTCTGCAACTCTGTCAGACATGCATGCATCTATTGAGTAGGACGGTGTATGCCCCTTTTTTTTCTGTTCTGAGATAAAATCCGCCACAAATTGTGGCACTACGACTTTCTGTGGTTCGTCTATACTTTTAATAAGCTCCTCTATATAAAAATAAACTGCCCATCCAGTAAGTTTTATGATGGTTTCTTTCTGTACCTCAATCCTTTTCAATACTTCCTGTTTATTCATCTTCCAACTCCTTCAACTTTTTCTTATACACTTTTATCCTCTTTCTCCAAAAATCTCTTTCAGCAGCTCTCATGTGTGCCGCTGATTTCTGACTTGGTTTCTTCAGTTCTTCAATCTTTTCTTCTGCCACTTCGATTGAATGTTTCAAAGCTTTAATCATGGCTTGTTTTGTTGTATTTCATGTTTTAACCTGATTTAAAAATCCAGCTCTTGCACCTCATGGCTCAAAGACGCAAGAGCTAGTAAATTCTTTATACGTCATTCGTCCAAGTCTGACGCATATTCTAGCTCGCTTTTAACGTGGTTCGCGGCACGTTGATTTTACTGCTAAGTAATAACAATCTATCGCCCCATAATCAAAACGTACATCGTCTTTTCCGATATATTTTCTGAATTTTGGTCTGGTAATACCTGAGAAAGCCCATTGATGGTCTTTCATCCGTTCGATAAGTTCATCCATATTGTTAAAACTTCCAAGAAATAACTTGCAGTGCCCGTTGTAGACGAAGTAAAGATTTAACATCAATACCTCCTAAAATTTCATAAAAGCCATCCAGTGAGTCGTCCCACGTTGCTGTCCGAAAAGTGGTTGATGCGGAACTAATTCCAAAATTTCCTTAACATTTACTTGAGCATCAGACCATTTAAAAATAAGTGTTCCACCTGTTTTCAAAACCCTAAAACACTCTTCAAAACCTTGCTGCAAGTCTAATCTCCAAGTCAACAAGTCTAGTTGACCATATTGCGCACGCATGAATGATTTCTGGCCGGCCCAGAGAAGGTGTGGCGGATCAAATACAACAAGGTTAAATGTTTCGTCATCAAATGGCATATCTCGAAAATCTGCAACAATGTCTGGCTTAACATTGATTTTCTTTTTGTGAATTTCAAATTCTTCTTCGCGTCTATCCATGTATGTTGTGTGTGGCTCTTGTTTATCAAACCAGAACATCCTAGACCCACAGCACGCATCTAGTATCCGTATATCTTCCATCAATACCTCCTATCCTTCATCCCAGACGGATACACAAAGCATCTGCCAGTTGCTCCCTCAAAGATACGACTTGATAAAGCACCATTCCCAAAATCATCCGAGTAAAGCTCTTTAATCTCTTCACTAGAAAGATTCGTGTTGATAATCGTATTCGTCCGATTATCCAGGATCTTGAACAATATCTGATGTGCCCATTCATTTCGCTTTGTATCAGCTTTTCGACTCTCTTTCCCAAGGTCATCCAAGAAGAGGAAATCAACCTCAGACAATAGCTTAACCATCTTAGCTTCTGAAAATCCATTGTCAAACTCAAAACTTTCACGAATCTTATCAAATAAAGTTACAACTGAAACGAATAGCACACTTTTAGGTTCATCATAAGACTTGAACTGCTCATTGAGAAACCGAGCTAATCCATAAGTCAGATGACTCTTACCAACACCAGAAGGTCCTGTGATGATAGCATTCCCAACTGTACCTTTGGCATACTCACGTTCCAATCGCTTCACAAAATTCATAGCCTTTTCATCAATATCAACCTGAATCTCATAGTCATGTAGTGACTTGCTGGCCAGCTTAGTTGAAACGATACTATCGCGAGCAAAGACCTCATAAGTGTCCGAAAGCTTACTCTTGACCTCGGATTCCATATTCAACTGCTTTTCAAAAAGACGAATGTTCTCTTTCTCGCATTCAGGGCATTGACTGATATCCTCAACCTTGCCCTTGATGGGAATCTTAACAGACCAAAGATGGCATCCATGAATTTCACAGACATCATCAAGAACTGTTCTAGTTCTAAATTGTTTAAACTGTTTCATTTAAAATCCTAGCCTTTCGTCAACCGTACTGGTCAAGATTGTAGAACGTTTTGGCATAGGTTGGTTCAGATAATTGTCCATCTTATTGCCAAAAAGTGTTTGTGGTTGAAGATACTGTTCATACTCTGTACCTTTCCACTTAGCGACCATGATGTCCACAACCTTTTTAAAATCTTCAAGGACATAACCCTCTTTTAGCCTTGCCTTGATAAATTTTTGATGACTAGCAGTGTCAACCTTAAAATTCTTCTTAGCTTTCAAATTGAGATAAGAAATAACTTCTTTACAAATCAACAATTTATTATTGTTATTATCTATCTCGTTATTATTAGTCTTGTTTGTCTGTAAAATTTCCAGTTCCGATACTGTATTATTTACAGTTCCAGACTGTAAAATTTCCAGTTCCGAAACTGTACTATTTACAGTACCGTCAACGGCACTTATATAGATTCTGTTAGGTAGGTTATTCCCTTGTCTAACTTCTTTTAACAGTCCAACATCCTTCAATTCTTTTTTGAATTTGATAATCGTTTTTTCGCTACTGTTCAAATCAACCATAAGTTGCTCATTTGTATAGTATTGAAATACATTCCCATCTCTGTCATGCCAGCCATTTTTTATTGAAAGCTCTAACCTCCCAAATAAAAGCATATACAAGAGTTTTGCATGATTGCTTAATGACTTGTATTTCTCATCATAAATGAATGGCTTTGGAAATTTGAAAAACGATAAGAAACCAGTGACTTCACTTTTTTTAATCATTTCTACCCCTCCACACTTGAAAATTTTGTGTATTCTTTGTGAAAATACAACTTCACTGTTCCTAGGCTACCATGCCGATTCTTTTCCAGGATTAGCTCGGTCACGTTATTCGCTTCTTGACTGTCTGCATGTTCCTTTTGGTAGTAGGCATCACGATACAAGAAAGCTACAATGTCTGCATCTTGCTCAATCGAACCAGATTCTCGCAAATCTGATAGTATTGGACGCTTGTCCTGTCTCTGCTCAACCGACCGACTCAACTGCGATAAGGCTATGACAGGAACCCTCAAATCCTTTGCTAGTATCTTCAATTCCCTTGAAATTTCAGAAACAATCTGCTGACGATTCTCCCTCTTTGAACCAGTAATCAACTGCAAGTAGTCAATGATGATAATGCCCAGACCGCCCATTTCTTGAGACAATTTTCTAGCTTTTGATCGTATCTCTGAAATCCGAATCCCAGCCGTGTCATCAACGAAAATAGGCACATCATAGAGATTGCTTTGCGCATGTACAAGTCTTTTCCACTCATCGGTACTAAGATTCCCAGTCTTCAAATGATAACCTGGAATCATACCCTCAGATGCCACCATGCGCTCAATCAATTCCTCTGCTCCCATTTCAAGCGAGAAAATGACAGCAGGTTTTCTTTCTATCGTAGCCACATGCTTAGCGATATTAAGAGCCAATGCCGTCTTACCCATAGCAGGACGAGCGGCAAAGATGATAAGATTCCCTTCGTGAAGGCCTGTTGTAATCTTATCTAGTCCAACAAAGCCAGTAGAGAGGCCAGTCACGAATCCATCCGTCTGTGACCGTGTCTCGACTATCTGCATGTGTGTATCAAGGATATCGGCCACATTACGAAATCCTGTCCCTGCATTTTGATTACTGATATCCAGTAGAGATTTTTCAGTCTTTGAGATAATGTCACTGATTGATACATCTCCTTGATATGCGCTAGAAAGAGACTCTGACAAGTCAGCGATTACCTTTCGAAGCATAGCCTTTTCTTTAACAAGCTTTGCGTAATGCTCCACATTCTTTGATGTCGGAGTTGAGTTTACTAGCTCGACAACGTAGTTGATGCCCCCAATGGTTGAAATGTCACCCTGATTAGTAAGCGCAGAAATCATAGTAGTAGCATCGATTGGCTCACCTTTTTCAAGCAGAGACAACATGGTTTTAAATACAATCTTGTTGGCAGGCTTATAGAAATCATCTGGAGTCAATTCGTCTGCTAGAGATGCCATTGTTTCTGGTGAGATAAAGACTGCACCCAGAACCGACTGCTCGGCTACTAAGTCATGAGGTAGTATTCTAAAATCTTCACTCATGCGCTATTCCCCCAATATTTTTCTAAATCCACATTCATCACTACAGCAAGATTCTTTTGCTCAGTTAAGATCTGACGACGATAAGGAGCAAGTCCAGCTTGTCGCTCTTCCTCGCTTCGTGGCAAGTAATAGCCGTTTGGCTTCATCTTCTTAGCTACGATAGGATGACCAAAATTCACACGCAGACTCTCAATGACCTCTTCTAGCCTACGCTTTGAGAGTCCGGTTTCGATACGAATTTCATTTGCTTGAATGGGCAGGTCGAAAGTCGCACAATTCATGATCATTTTTAACACACGGATTTCCATCTCACTCATTTCACGACTAACACTCATGTCTTTGCCCTCCATTTTCTTGGATTCTGACGGAAATTCATAGTCATTTCCTGATAAAGCAAACGCCCATTTTCTTCTAAGAGGCCTGCATTTTGCTTTCTTAGAAAATCATTATTACCTGCTTCTTCCAGGTAGTCCTGAGCCAGTCTGTCATAATCTTCGATGCATGCTCTAAAAACTTGTGGTACATCCTCAAGCGATGAAGCCAGTCCTACAGGTGGTTGGGAATCATAAGTGAATCCTCTATCACAGTTTTTCAAGTTTCTTCGGGCAACTTCTCTAAAATCCTCAGTTTCTTCAATGATGACTACTACATTTTGTTCATCCGATTTTTCATTTTTAGCAGTCAGTAGCATCAGGATAAAGATCCCGATAAAGATAGCCGCCAAGCCAAGTAATTGGCTTGATATAGTTGGTTCTGTCATTTTGTTCTCCTTACGCTCTTAATTTCCGTACTTGTTTTTCTAATTCCAAAATCTCATAAACATCATTGACATCGTACATAGTATCTTTCCCCTGCTTACGAAATCTTAATCCTTTGAGCTCTAGCATCTTAACATAGCTATGAGTAAAGCCGAACTTCTTCATCAAAGCTTGTTGATTGATTGGCATGCGATCATTCTCTAACTGTTCCTTGACTTGCTTTTCAGCAAAAGCCAATAATTGATTCGTGAACAATTCAGCACTTTCGCCGTCCAATCGTAATTGTAACGTTATACCTTCCATTTTTTACATCCTTTCAACTATGCGGGCAAGCATTTTTGTGATATAATGGTTTTAATTATTTAAGTATGCGCCTGATTTCCTTCAGGTGCTTTTTTGCTCTACAATGCATAAGCGTTCAGTTCCATAATCTTCATCTTAGTATTGGTAGATGGCTCCCAAGTCATCCAATACTTCGATGCTGCTTCTGCGTATTTCTTTGGCAATAGGTCATAGCGACTAATATTAAAATGATCCTTGAAATCAATCTCAGCTTGTCGAAATACCGACTGAGCGAAAGTCTTATCCGCATAAGCAGGACTATCAATACCACCAAGACAAGCAACAACACGAGCCTTACGCTTCTTCAGGAGCGACTGAGCATAGCTTGGATGAATCGGTTGCTCACTCTTGAGGTAGACGATATCTTCAAGCATGGTCGCTTGTTGCTTACGAAGTTCTTTCTGTCCAGTAAATAAAGCAATAAAGGCATCCTCGTCCAAGTCCTCGCGGATAAATCCACCCTGTTTGCGAATAGCTGGTAAAACCTCTGATGTGACCCAGCGCTTGAACTCCTTGGCTTGAGGCAACTTGCTGGATAAGATAAGAGAGTAGAGACCAGATTCGTTAATGATGATAGGATTTTGATTTCTACCCATGGCGTCACGAATCGTTACCCCATCTGTCTTATCGTCATCATCTACATGGTCAAAAATTGCTTTTCTTGAATTTGCATATCCCAAGATATCTGCAACATCCTTCCCAACGAACCAAGGTTCGTCATCAATTGTCAAAGTACGGACTTCCTGCCCGTGAAAATTAAAAATTTCGTTCATAATATTCCTTTCTAAATTTGGTATAATGAAATAAAAACGATTGGAGAGACATTATGGAATTATCTACTGTCGAGTTTTATTTTAGTGTGATTGGAAAAACTGTAACCATTCAAATCCCAAAAACTTGCCCTTTGTGTGGCATTGGGAATAACCCTACTAACAACGTGGCAGGAAATCTGGAAATCCAAGAAGGTTACATTTTTACTATGCACCATCGTTGCCCATCCTGTAAGAAATACCACATGACAAATCAAGAGTATTTACATCAAAATGATGAAACTACGATGGTTCTTGTTTATCCTAATAAAGTTGTTATCGATATAGATCGTCTTTTCATTGACCATGCTCCAAGATTTGTAGAGTTCTACAGTGAAGCGGTTGAGGCTGAAAAGATGGGGTTGGAAAATATCGCAGGTACAGGATACCGTTCTGCTATCGAATGCTTGATAAAAGATTATGCCTTGGCGTTTGAATTAGATACAAAAGAATATCTATCTGACCCAAAATTAACTTTTAACAATGCCATTGATAGGTATGTAAAAGATGATGAACTCTTAAAAGGCGCTCTTCATTTTATCCGAATAGTCGGAAATGGCTATACTCATTGGGATAAAAGTACAAGCATTTCATTGCCTGAATTAAAAAACTATGTAGATATTATCATCCAGATTTTCAAATCTAAATTTATGATGAAATTTCTTCCAAAGGTTTGATTCCTAAACGCATTTCGATTTCTGAGATGCGTTTTTCTTGTTCCGCAACCTTCTTGAATAATTCTTCAACGGAATAAGCAATAATTTTTTCCATCAATTTTTCCTCCTGCTCCAGCACCTAATTGTTATGATTAGGTGTTTTTTGTTGCATAGCACGTTTTCTGATATCTTTCCTCAAACAATCAGCTAAGTGAAGCATATTCGGGATCTTGCTTCCTTTGATGCTACTAATAGCTCCTAAAGCTTCATAGTAGGTATCTGTGTGTTCCAAAATATCATCAACCATATTTTCAAAATGTTCCTCAATAATTTCTTTGATGAGATCATTATTTTGTTTCTTTTCGTTCATAGTATTCCTTTCTAAATTTGATATAATGTAAATAAAACTCGGAGGTGTAACATGAAATTTGAACCAGAACTAGTAAGAGATATTTTGCTAGATATTGAAGAATTACATCAATATCCAGAACCGTTTGTTTTCTCTAGTAACTCGAAGTTTAAAAGAGCTAGCAAGTATGAGATAAATACTATTGTTTATCACTGTAAGTTACTATCAGAAGCTGATTTTATAAATTGGTCTCCGACCTTTGACGGTTCAAATTCTTTGTATATTGCCTTTGTTCATGGCATGACTTACCAAGGGCATCAGTTTCTTGATTCAGTGAGGAGTCCTAAAGTTTGGGGAGAAACCAAGAGTGTCGCTGAAAAAGTAGGTGTGTTTTCTCTAAACTTTCTATCTCAAACCGCCTCACAAATCATTACTAATCTTGTAACAAACCCAGAGCTATTTAAGTAAAGTATTTTTAAACGACTGTTTGACAGATACTATCTGAGGCGCTTCACGGTTATTTATATAATCAACCTGAATAAGTGTCTCTGGTACTTCATCTTTCTTTGTCTCCCAAATTATCTTGATACCTTGAAGACCAATGTCTTCTGCTTGAAAATCAATCCCGTTCAAAATAACTCGTGGAATACTAGAGTCGCTATCTATCTTAATTTCTAAATTTTGAATTGGTAGTAAATTTTTTGATAGGCTGCTCATCATCCCTCTCTCCTTTCTTTCTTTTTTGTTACGGTTAAACCGCAATATCAGGTAAAAAAATAATATCATCTACTGATACATTGAAAACACTAGCGATTTGATATGCTTTCGAAACACTAGGTTCTGTTATCCCACGTTCCCAATGCCCCCAAGTATCAACTGATACATTCACAGCTGCTGCCGCATCACTTTGTCTCCAGTTTTTGAGTGTTCTTAGTGTTTTTAATGTCATTTTCGGCACGTTCCTACCTCCTTATCTTAATTCATCTAAGCTGATTTCTAGTGCATCAGCAATTTTGCATATGTTCGGCCAGGAAAGGTATTTCACCTTTCCACTTTTCAAATCAGAAAAGAAACTGCGGTTGACTCCAGACATCTTAGATAATTGATAACCATTCAAATTTCTTTCCTGCATGATTCGGTTTAATTGTTCCCACATTTGTACACCTCTAACACCATATGTTATTAAATAAATATATTTAATATGTTGTATTTTTCTGTTATTCCTGTTATAATCATTATTGACTATGACCTCTCACCGTTTTAGTCAAAATTTCAATAGAAAGAACGAAATAATGATTATGGACCCTAACCAACTTAAAGACTTTCTCCCTCTTTTTACAGGATTTTTAGGAGGAGCTACTTCAGCCGGTGTATTTACTGGACCTATTCAAACATTGCAAGATTGGTGGTATGTCAATTATGGCTACAACGTTTCTAATCAAGCAGCGTTATTGCGTGCAAAAAACGAAATTGATGTAGAGAATCTCAGAAATAGCACACTTCAACAAGTGGCTACTATCCCACCAGAAAATGTTCAAGAACCACCTCTAAAAATATTAGGTCCTGCATTGGAAGCATCTAAGTATTATATTGAGGAAGAAGAACTGCGATCTATGTTTGCTAAAATTTTAGCAAGTTCATTTGATGATCGAAAAAACTCGATTATACACCCCTCTTTCGTTGAAATTATCAAACAACTAGACATAACAGATGCACGTATTCTCCATTTTTTAAAAGAGCAGAACCACGCAACAGGATCCCCAATCCCTATCATGAAAGCTGTCGTAAATTCCGACAGTGGTTATAAAATAATATTCCCAATCATCTACTTTATAAATGGAACTGAAGGGATTAATGAATTGTCTCCATCTTTAACGAACTTAGAGCGACTAGGTCTGTTAAAAATTGATGATGATAGATATTCATCGAATGATTCAGAGTATGATTTCATTAGAAATAACTTCATTGTTCAACATATTCTTGAAAACCATCCAGAAATCAGTCTTGAAAAAATGTGTTTTTCTATCACTCCCCTCGGGAAGAATTTTTTGGAAGTTTGCTTATGATGTCTTCAGAAAATTCCTTAACACTTGATTTTTCAAATTCCATATATTTTTTGTACAGTTCATTCACTTTATAAATGTGGTAATGCATCATAGTATATGTCACAATTAAAGATGTCAGAACTGATATAATAAATGTTTCCATTTCTCCTCCTTTACACTTTGGTTGCTAGTAAATTCTCAAGATAACTAGTGTTTTTTGAAATTTTTTTAACTAATTCATGGTCTGCCTTTATTAAGGTATGGCCTTTTTTTCCGCTATACGGATATCGGTTTGGTTTCATTGTTTACTCCTCTCTATTTTTTAGAAGTCTCTAATTCTAGCACTTCGTAAAAATAAATCTTGGCAAAGTTTTTAGCGTTATAATACTCAATGTATTCTCTAATTACTGCGCCATATCTCCGACGACTTGGAATTGTTAGTTCTATAATGAACTCGCTTAGGTCTCCGTTTGGGCGTTCCTTAAACATTTTTACTGTTGCTGTCTTCATTTCAAATCTCCTACTCCTTTCTCTTTTTTTCGCTCTATGAGCAACAGCCTGCTAGGGAGTCGAACCCTGGTGCTTACCGATCAGGCTACATTCATTTTGTCCTGCATTCCTGCGAATGCTGCATCAAAGCGAATGTCATCGATTTCGTCTTGAGTGAAACCAGCATCAAGAAGGTAACGCTCTTGGCGTTCGATCTCTTCTGCCAACTCTGTCCATCCGAAAGCGAACTGACGGCTGTTGTTCCAGAATGATTCAAGCTGACCGTAGAGGAAGCCTTCCTCGTATGTATTTTGAAGTAAAGTTTCTGCAACCACTGCTTTGAAGATGTTGATTGCTTTCTCGTTTAATGTGTTCATGGTGTTTCCCTCCGGTTTGTTTTGTTACTTCCTTAAGCTTGATTATATTATACTGCGGTTTAACCGCAATGTCAAGTATTTTTTGCGTTTTTTTCGCAATTTTTTATTTTATTCTTTACTTTTTTGCGTTTTTGCCGTAAAATGTACTATATAAGGAGGGGTGGAAATGAAAGTCGAAAATAAAGAAATTTTTGCCAACAATCTAAGTTTTTACATGAATCAAAGAGGGATAGACAGAAATACATTATGTGCAGACTTGGATTTAAAATATACTACAGTTCGCGACTGGCTGAAAGGAATAACTTATCCTCGTATTGGTAAAATTGAACTTTTGGCAAACTATTTTAATATAAATAAATCTGACCTTATCGAAAACAAGATTTCTACCGCACAATCGTCAGACTACCTTTTAGAAGAAATTACAAATACAGCTCGAAAATTAAATACTGACAATAAAAAAATCGTGCTACGGAAGTCTGAGGAGCTTTTGGAAAGTCAAAACAAAGAAGAAACGAAGGAAAACGAAGTATCGGAAGCTATTCAGCTCTACAGTTACGACTACTACGACCACCCAGCTTCTGCAGGTACAGGCCCGTATTTGAACGATGTACGAGTGGAACGGATTGAGTTGCCAGTAGATATCGATGCCGATTTTGTTATTCCAATCAAAGGGGACTCCATGGAACCTGACTATCACGACGGCGACCTGGTATTCATTCAGACCAGCGTGGACTTGAATGACGGTGTTATCGGAGTATTCAACTACAACGGTGATGCTTATATCAAGCAGCTTGTCATTGACAAAGAACAAGCATACCTACATAGCCTAAACCCAGCGTACAAAGATATGCCAATCACACCAGAGACAGACTTCCGAATTATCGGTGAAGTCGTGGATTTGTATAGAGAAAAATAAAAACCATAGCCGACGAAGTTATGGTTAAGGAAGAGTTTTATCGATTAACTGGTAGTTAATGAGGAAGGAAAAAATTATGGGAAGTAATAGAACAAACGAAGAAATAGCTGTCTACACTGCCACGATAATACAAGAACTAGAGGATTATCTTCATCTCCTTCAGAGAATGGACGATGAAGGGAATAAACGATCTGATAAAATAGCGCAGTGGATAGAGAATTGGGTAAAATACTTAAAGATAGAACAAGTTTTTAATCCGCGAAGTATTCAGGCTTTAAAAAGAGGAAGCGTAGTTTATGCTGATTTTGGTTTCAATGTTGGTAGAGAATACGGAGGCCTTCATTATGCAATAGTTCTGAATAAAATAGATGCACGTTCAAACCATCTTCTTCATGTATTGCCTTTAACCTCTGTAAAAGAAACAACTGATATATCTAATTTGAAATATTTTCAACTTCCAATTGGCGACGAAGTATTTCAGTTATTAATAAATAAGGCTAATCGAAAAATCATAGAATTAACTGAATTGTATGATCGTTTTTCAAAAAAAGATGATGAATTGCACAAACGAGTTGAAATGGTTGAGTCGTTAATCGAAGATAATAAAAAAGCTTTTGAAACACTCAAAAACTCACCGGATTTTGATAGAAACGATTATTCTATTGAGCAAATACTAACTATCAATAAAAATATAGACTTCGCAAGTGAACAGGCGGATAAAATACGACAGGAAGCAAAAGAAAATGCAATCTTACTTGCAGAACTTAAGGATAAACTGGAGTATGCTAATAAATTTATCCTAAAAACACAAAATATGAATAAAGATAGCATCGTTCTATTGAATCAGGTTACAACAATTAGTAAAATGAGACTCCGTGATCCCAAAAATAATAATTCAATTTTGAATGGTATTGTACTTTCCGATGATACTATGGACAAAATAGATGAGGCACTGAAAAATATTTTTTAA